CCCGACAGCGGGATGGTCATGGCGGCGTGGAGAAGTTGCGATCTCCGCTTGTTCGCTTCGTTCTGCGAGTCGCGGAGCAGACGGACACGGCCCTGCAATTTCCATTTCCAATCGTTGAACGACGGGTCGTAGTCGCCAAACACGGGGATAAATGGGTACATCCGTTGGTAGTACGGAGAAGGACCATCATAGCATAGAATCTGGTCCTCGATCACGCTCTGCATTTTGATGATAGGCACTTTTCGTTCGATCACGACGAGGTGGCCGAACTCCTCCGGGGAGGCGGCGGCAAGCTCCTTGAATCCCCGCGCGCTCTCGTCGTCAATGGCGCGGACTGTCGTACCCTCGATGACGTAATTCTGCTTTTCGTAGTCCCTGTACCACCGCTCGGTGATGTTCACATGGGTTTTGTTCGCAATCCGGTACGCCGGGTTTTGCACGTCGAACTGCGCGCCGCTCCCGGCCTGAATCTTCTCGATCTCTTTGGCGTGTTCCGGGTAGAGGTTCGCGGCCTTGCCTTTGCTCAACCACCCGAGCCTGAGAATGTAGTCACAGTCCGACAGGTCGGCTTCTGTGAAATACGGGTCAGGCAGGATGCGGAACGGGTTCTCGGCGCGGATGATGATGTCGCCGTTTATTAAGTCGTCGTCGTAGGACATGATCGGGTGAATCCAGCCGATCCCCAATTTGATCGCGCTTTCAAACGCCAGCGATACTGCGTGCGCCCCGTTCCTGTCTCCGAGCACCCACGCGATGGCCTCCGAGTACACGTCGGACATGGGCTGATCGGCCCCCTCAACGGGCTGCACCCGGAGCTGCGTTCTGTTCGACTTCTCGTAGCCGGTGATGATGTCGCACTGCTTCTTGATCTTGTTGATCGACAGCTTGGGGCGTCCCTCGCGTTCCAGCTTTGCCGCGTCCGCGCCGTCCCATTGATCCCCCAGGTAGTACCGGGAATCCGTTTCGGCCTCTTGCATCCACTCGGCCCACTCCCGCTGTGCTTCCGCTCTGAGGCGCTTTATCTCTTGAATCGCATCACTCATCACATCGCCATCCATGATACTTGTGGTGTGTCATCGTCAAAGAACCGGCGCTTTGCGGCGGCCATTTCGGGCCGCGCGGTGAACGGGGCGAGGAGTTTTACGTCCTCATGTCTGCACTGAGCGAGGCAGTCGATCATGTCGTCGTGCTGCGCGAACGGGAACCGGGAGTATTCATCGGCCAGAAAGTCGTGGATGAGGTCGTGGCGCTTCTCGTCCAGGTCGTAGTAAATGAGGTTGTCGGGGAGGAAGAAGCGGCCCATTTCAAACAGCGGAGACAAAGAGTTGATGATCCGCGTCTCCTTGTCCGTGCGGGTGTTCTTGATCGGAATGATGTCGAGGTGAACGCCCTCGTCCATCATCTTATCGTTGAAATACTGAATGTCGATCTGCCCCTGTCCCGTGACTTCATAATGGACGGTGCGACACGCCCATTTGACAGCGAGGTCGCGGAGCTTCACCCATCTGGTGACGAGGTTCATCCGGTCGCGGATCATATCGAGCAGATAGTAGTTCTTGAATTGATCTATGCCTATGACCGAGAACACGGAGCAGTCGGCGCGCTTGTCCTCGGCGTTCGCCGGATCGCAGAATATCGCAATGTTCATGCGGTCGGGCATGGTGCGGTAGTACTTCACCCACTCGGGTTTGAACGCCTGCCGGTCCTTCGGTACAGGATCGAGCATCATCTGTGAATTGCTCGACACATAGCCGTCAGCAATATAGTTCCCGGTTTCGGTTTCAATGTTATAAACCGTCCGCTCTCCGAACGGCTCTATTGATACGATTTTTGCCCTTTCGCAGTCTTTGGTGGGCTTTGCCGAACGCTCGTACATCTGTGAGACAATCTGCATCCGCTTCGCCGGGTCGGTGATTGACAGGAACCGGAACCGCTCCTGCCTGCCGCCGGTTATGTAATAAATTCTCGAATCCTTTGAGTTTCTCCCGTTGCGCTCATTTTCCTCTTGGGACGCAACGCGCGTGTATATTTCATATTTGAACCCGAGAACAGAAAGCGCCCACTCAATCTTCTCGCACACCTCCGGGTGTACAACATGGCTTTGCGTAATGGATATATAGCCCCCGGAGCAAGTGCCCTCGCCGTCAAACATCCCGCCAAGATACGCAGCAGCATACTTTTCTTCTGCGGACAGTTCGCGTTTATCGAACGAAATATCAAGCGCCCGCGATAGCGCCTTCACCCTGCCATACCCAAACCCGGCAGGAGAATAGTCCCTGCGCTTTTCTTTTCCGCGCCATCGCCCGGTCCACCACTTGTGGTTTTCGGTGCAGATTATTTCGTCGCCGTTATCCAGCGTGATTTTTACGACAGGGGCCGTGTGTGCCGAACACGCCCGCACCTCCGCAGGAACAAACCGCGCTTTCCTGTCGTGCCTCCCGCTCGTCAGACCGACAACGACCTCGCCAGCCCGGATGTCCTTAATCTTTTTGAGCCGCCAGTCCGACATGAGCACGCTGGTTTCCCCGTCCAGACAGGCCCACACATAGCTTCCCATGTCTTTCTTCTTCTGCGCGATGTCCTCGTCGCTCAGAAGTACACCGTGACCGTTTACCTCTGCCGGGTATTTTCGGACGAACCACTCGCCGCTCTCACTGAGCTTTTGGTTCAAATCCATGTAGTGATAAATTGTGCCGATCACCCGCATCTCGCAGGGGTTGGATGCAAGACCAAACGACAGGCGAAACGAGTTTTCAAGCTTCTCCATCATGCCGGATGATGCGATTGTCGTTTCGTTTACGACGTCGTCCCAGACCATGATGTCGAAATGTTTCCCGGTTGGGAGGCCATCGAGGCCCCAGGCTTCAACTGACGCCTCGGTGTAAGCGCCCTTGCGTTTTACAATCAACCCCTCGTCCTCACTCCACTTGGGACTCTGACGTTCGGGGTTTGAATAAAAGATGTCCTGAAACGCGCCACGGAGAAGATTGTTTTCCTCGGCGGTGATTTTGATACGACGGAGAAACGACTTTGCGATCTGACGGGTTTCGGAGAATATCGCGATCCGGCTCTCGGGGTTGCAGAGAATCTTCTGAATCGTCAGTGCGTAAGTATTTATATTCGATTTCCAGTGGGCGCGTCCCCAGATATCAAGCGTGCGATGGTGATGATCCTGCACCTCGTATATCCTGTCCACGATCCACGGGTGATTACAGGCCCGCATGTTGAGCACGAAGTACATCAGGAAGAACAGGTCTTCTTTGCAGAACTTCCGAATCATGGCGACAGCGCTTTGGTCGTCGCCCTTGTCCTTGAACGCATTCAGCTCCCCCGCGATCTTCGCGTAGTCGTAGCGGTATTTCGCGCCCATGTCCTCAAAGACGAACATTAGCCCTCGATCCACCCCTTGATCGTCGCGTTCCACATCGCAGATGTCGCCATCACTGAACCTCCACCGGCTGAACCGGGATAACCTTGTAATTATTCACGTCGATTGCGCGCTCGGCCTCGGGATAGTGCGCGAACACATTGATCGTAGTCTCACGCCGCTCGGTGGGTTTCCCGTGAACGGCCTCCACGCAGAACTGAAGCGACTTCATGTTGAACTCCCCCACACCGTCGGTGTTGAAGCTCCCGTCCTCGTTCTTCGCCAACGCAGACCGCACCAGGGTCCGGGCCAACAGCTCGGCTTTCGTGTATCTCCCGCTCGTTCCGTGGACCTTCTTCCGCAACTCCTGTTTGATGAGCCGGATCAGGTCCTCGGTCTGCTCTTTGCGTGGGCGTGCCATTACAGCCACACTACTATACATCCGACGGCTTGTCAAATATAATTGTCCGGTTTTCAGGACACTATCAGACGTGGGGTAGTCAGGCACGGACAGGCTCAGAATAGGCTCTCAGGCGCGTCAGGAGGGACGGAGAAGGGCTTGAAAAATTTTATGGTGGGTGTGGTGGGGTACTGCTGGAGAGGCCGGGGGGTGGGTCGAGACGGTGGGGGGTGGGGGCGGGGGGAACCTACACGGATGTGTAGTGAATCAAGTTCCCATAACAGTTATTATGTCTCATTAGGGTGCGGGTTGGCGTGAAGTGCTATACGGGCGTGTAGGTTTGGGCCGGACGATGATCGGGGCGCGTCTGTGGGCAAAGTCCCCCTGAATCCCCCGCGTTGTCGCCCTGTCGATTGTGGCGATGATGCGGGATTGTGCGTCTTGTGTCTCTCTCTTAGCTTATTGAGGCAATCGGTCCGTTGTGGACCTCCCGGATTGCCCATCCGATTGTGTCCGGCGCCCGATCAGCCCACGGAATCGTGTCCATTATTGCGTAGATCGTGGAGCTTGTCGGCTGCACCCTTGTTATTCCTGCGCTCCCAGCGTCGTGTCTACTATATATGGCGGTGCGATGACATTATCACGAATTGACGGCTTGTTGGCAATGAGGGCGAGTATCACGCCCCGCGAATCTCCCGTTGACCCCGCGCGCGCTACATATACGCTCATTCATCCCTTGAATATGTCCCCAGAATACCAAACACCCGTATAGAGTGCAATCATATTTTCCCACGTTTTTTTGTTTTTTTCCGCTTTTTTTTCCGCAAACCGCTTGACGATTAGTGTAGTGGCGTGTATTATATACACAGTTGGACGTTACGATCTTTGACATCTCAGCCGGGCCGCGCGAGCGATTGAAACCGGCGCAAACTTAAAACCTCACC